GATGAGACCCGTTCGCTCATATTTGACGCCAGATTCCTGTTGATAGGAGACAATGGCGGCAATAGCGGTTTCAAGGGTATAGTGGCCATCTTTCAGAGGGCGGATCTCATCAACAATGACGATGGGGTGTGTTACATCGTCGGCGGGCGTGCCGCTCTTCATATCCTCAAGGGCTTGCTTATCCTCGGCGGACAAAAGGCCGGCTTGTTCAAGGGTAGCAGAAGGCAGACGGAAGCTGTCGTCCGTTTCTTTACCGGTTGTTTTGGACACTTTCTTAAAATACACATTGAGATAGGAAGCGTCAGACAGGACGGAGAAAGAACCCGGTTTGATTATATCGGAAGGGATATTTTTCATTGTATCTTCCAAAGACTTTCCACGGTTGCCGGGGAAAGCTTCTTCTTCACCTTCCCCAAGAGACAACGGTTCAGGCAGACATTCAGAAGGAACTTTACTTTCTTCGTTCAAAGGAGCGATACCGTTCGCTTTTCCTATCCTTTCCTCAAAGTCATTTATTACAGAGGTCCATTTGCCCCATGTAACACTCTCATTGGAAACAATACCTATTCGTGAGATTGTACAAACTGTACCTAAATATACACCTTCGGCATTGTCTGACATGGTAGCCAGTTGTATACACGAAGTGAATGATTGACAAACCTTATCAAGCTCCAACCGTTCAATTTGTATATTTACAGGAATCTTAGACAAATCAACAGACAAAATACACCGATAATTCCCAATAGAAGAATCCCCGGAATACATCGTTTTTAATTTATCTTTAAAGCTACCAATAGTAGTAAAAGAGCCAATACTTTTAAATGGGTCAGTCAAAGGATTGGATTTATCAGACACTCCTGTTATACGTTTCAATAACTCGGCGTCTCCATCCGATAAATCTTTTGCAATCTTATTGACATTCTCCACTAATGCATCAAAATCCCCATTCACCATTTTAGCAATGGTACTTGAAAGTAAATCAATAGATATTTTCCGACCGCCACTAACTTCAACGTACATATCTTTGGATAGCTCTGTTGTATCAGTCAGTTGCTCTATTGTAAGACTGTTTGTCTTCAACGCTTGTAACACAAGGCTAATAATCTGTTGTTTTTCTGTTTCTGTCATAATTCTCTTTTTTAATCATTTTCATATACCCATACAAGCTCAATGGTCATACCAAGATTATCTATGTCGCAATCATAGACATTATCAAGATAAAGTTGGAACTCCTTCAGAGCACCAATATCTCCACCGTTAATACCTTTCAAGACACATACACCATCCCTACTGATTACACTCCCTTCAATGAGGTTAGTATACGAATCTCCTTTATATAGTACAGCACGCAAATTTATCGAACCGTTGTCCAAATCGTTCTTTAGTCTATCCAGTCCATTAACTGTAAGTTTACCGTAACCTCTTCTACCAATATACTTGTTATCTATGTCAGTCGTCTTGATTGCAATCAAATCCCAATATGAATTTTCATCAACACCTAGGTGATGAATACTGTTGACAGTAACCATAGTATCACTATTAATAGAAACTCCAGTATTAGGAATAGCCTTAGTCATATTGATATATGCTCCGACCTCTGCAACCTCACTTTCTGAACCATACTTGATACTACGCATTCCTTCATCATCTGCTATCCTATAAGCACCGCTTTGTACACACCTCATAGCAAGCTGGTTATTCCATTCCAAAACTGGATTCATCGTTCTTACCTTCTGTAACATTTGATTGAACACAAAACTCTTCAATCCCTCTATTTGCTGGTTAAGTTCCGGAACATTACTTTCCTTTCTGGTATATCGGACACCATCAAAGTAGACGTAATTACAGCATAAGACACGATTCAATAATTCAGCAAACCACACAGGGCATCCCATCCCATTTCCAAGCGTGAATAATACTGTTGTATATTCGTGGCTGAATAGCTCAACAATATCCTCATCAGAGGTCACGAACTGCTCATTATCCACACCGAACGTCCATCCGTTATCTTTGAAACCACCAGGAACGCGAAAATCAAAAAAGTATTGCATCCCATCTATCCACCAGACAGCATCAAGACGCTGCTTATTATCTTTCATTGAATACTGAATAAGGCTGGTTTCTGATAACTCACATTCATCGTCCGTAACTTTAAAAATCTCACTCGTATTCCCATTAACTGTTACAGTATAGTATCCACATGGAAGCAATGAAATGTTATAGAAATAAAGAATCTTATCATCATTCATCTTCCATGAGCTTAATGATACAGGTGTAGATATATTACTTAAAAGATTATTAATGTATACTATAGGCTCCTGCTCTTTGGCTGTCAAAATCAATTCAACAAAAATCCTGTCTGTACGTGCGAATAATTGCACATATTTACTCTTCGCTCCAAATTTATCGGTAGACGGAGAAAAAAACAGTGGGGTAAACGGGCTTATAATCATATTTCTAGGCTTTTGTTATTGAACGGACAAATAAATCATACTTCACTCCCTCGTTTCTCTCAACTGTACTACTCACCTCCTTGATGTAGCCCTCGTAAACAAGGCCACCTTTTTGAATCTTAATCGTTCCATCATCTGTTTGTGGAATATCCTCATCAAAGGTTGTAAATGAAACATCTCCACAAGTGACCAAATGCTCTTCAAGTATAAAGTCATCAGTTAATTTCACATCATTGACTATAACATTGCTATTCCCATCCGAAGAAGCATAATGAAGAGAATCAGCGAACATGCCAATATACTTAGCATTAGCTTTCAACATAGCTTTCTGCCAATACATAACATTAAACATTGCATCAGGATTTAGAACACCTGCAATCTTCCAATCCGCATTCCTTTCTAGTACATATTCCGCTTTCCCAATAACCTTATTATAAGCGAGCATTGCGCCAACGATAAACACATCATTATCACTTTCGTTATCAGTAGAACTACTTCCCCTTTTCTGTGACACGATTTCCAAGCCATAAGCATCTGCACGATAAGGGCTCACTAACTCTAGTGTATTATCTGTTACTTGCAATCCAGTAGTATATTCAGCAGTAAATCGAAATTCATCACGACCATTCAAGCATTCATAATCAACTTTATCATAACCAACTTTAACTCGTGCATATATCCTAGAACTGTCTACTTTAAATTGAAAATCTGAAATGTTTCTTGATATATTCTTATTACCATTAAAAGTAAATAAGCTGTCACGATGGACAAACTTTACAATATCCCCCTCAATCCTCTGAACAAAGCCAAAACAGGCTTCCATCCAGTCTACAAACTTCGTATATGAGGTATATAATTTAGCAGACAATATCCCACGAATACTTTCGGCAGCCAAAATAAGGCAATTGTCCAACCGATTGTCTACACCGGAAGCTATCTCGCCTTTTATACCCTCTTTACCACCATTCATACTTTTGAGCAAACTATTCAGAACAGTAATAGGTTTTACCACATCTATATTGATAGGTGATGCTATTGAAGTCCATTTTATCTGTAGTGAATATTTAGAAAAATACACCTTTCCAGGTCCGTTAACATTCATATTACCTATCGGATCATGTATGACAAATTGAAGACATTCACCATCTTGAAGGTCTATTGCATAAACATCCCGATATTGTTCGGGTCTATAAGTGTCTTTTTCTGTTGTATGTGTATTTCCTGAATAATCGGTATTTATCCAACTCGCAATAGTGCTTGTGGTACCGTTCCCATCAACTTTAGCAAGTGTCAACATTACATCTCCTCTGCCTAAATAAAAGTTGAATTCGGGAGTTATATATACCTTGACTGGTTTATGCGCCCTTAAAAAAGCAGGTACAGAAGTATCTAAAGTCACAGAATTTATTTCTACAGGACTATCTGATTCTGGTAAGTCTTTTTCTACGACTTCCAATGGAAGAGACTGGAATATAGTTTTTCCTGTTATATCTCTTGAGAAATCAACATATTGCCCTCCATCTTCTAAAGAGTATCCACCACATATATAGTTCGCGTAGTAATTAAACGGTAGTCTATCATAATAAAGCTGATATGTATCTTTTATCTCATCTACCGAATATTCGTACTGCGTTCCTTTGTTAGCCTTTATGATATTAGCGACACTATCATCTATCGAATTAATAGAAACAGTATTTCCATCATAGGTCAATGAACCGAAATCCAGTCGGCAACTGAAGAATTCTTCATAAGTATGAGAATTAGTTATAGTATAAACAGTGATACTAGCATTAGAAGCTAGGTATTTGCTCAAATACTCCTCCAATATGAGATCATAGGCTTCTCCCACAAACTGGAATTTTGAAGTAAAGGTTCTAGTTATTCCTTCAAGTCCGGAGCGTTTACGGGAAAACTTTATTTCATCCCAATTCTGAATACAAGATTTGGGAATATCATAGGAAATACTATCAACGGTAAGTACATATTTACAAAGCATTTTAACTCCTTTTGAACGTTCACGAGCAAATATATAGAAAAAGCCAACCGGTTTTCCGATTGGCTAAATTCTTGAAAATCACGCATTACAAAACACAGATGTAAGCATCAGATTTTAAGCATATTACGAAATTATCTAGTAAAAATAGAATTTATAAGGTAACCGGAATCAACTTAAAAACTATGTATCAATATAGTCTTTATATAAGATTTTATTCACTTTCAACTTATAAACGTTATTAGGATCATAATCCATCTTAAAATACTGAACTCCTTCTCCTAAAATTTGCATTATATTCTTTACATTACTTTCAACGCATCTATAACCGAAATAAATCGCTTCAATCATAGAGTTCTTATCAAGAGGAATTTGAAGATGATCATCTTTACAGCTTGGGTCATAACTAATTAATCTTATTTCATTTTCATATTTCCATTCTGTAGATTTCCATATAAACAAACTATTTGTATCTTTCTTTTTAGTTAAAATATCACATTTCTCATTTTTAGAGAGATAATGCACCCTCTTTAAATATTTATGAGAATAACCATTACCCTGAGCCTGTTTTATAAATACCGTTGAAAGTTTATATCTAATACAAAAACCTTTATGAGCATCAGCATAATGAGACCACATGACCACCTTTCTTATTAGGTTATTATCTAAACTTAATTTTTTATTTCCGACAAAACTTCTAATTTTAAAATATTGAAAAGAGTCACTGAAAGGCTTTATATGAGCATTATTTTTACAAATTCTATTCAAATTACTTTCACTTGACCACAAAAGAAATAGACTATCAAAGGGGTCATTCATTTTAGAAGGATGACACACTGTTATAGTATTTGATATTAAATCAGACAAAGAATAAATACTCACACTTCTAAATGAATAAACAATTCCTGACTTTACACCGTCAAAATCAGACTTTAATTGGATAGAATAATACTGTGACTTTATGTAAAATTCAGTCGCTTTATCTTGTTCACCTAGGATTGCATATATTTCTCCTGCAGCTCTATAAACATATGCTTGCAAAGAAGGGAAAAAAGTTCCCAACTCACACTTTAAATCATTTTCATCATACGCTTCAATCATATGAATAGAAGTATTAATTTCTATCATTGCGTTAGATAAATCTTGCTTATCCAAATACACACGTGCTTTCAAATAATGTGCCTGATAACAATCTATATCATCCAACCTAGAAAAATACTCTTCTTGCGTTATTTTAGAACCATAAAATTCATTAGCAAGTACCTCCAATTCATTTGTGGTTATTATTTTTTCATCCATTATAGTTTATAAAAAAATTATTCAAAATTAAATATTCAAACATAATATATTTTCGTGATATTATAAAGTTAATTCTCTAATAAGTCACACTATTAATATTTGAATTCTTGAAGTAGCATTTTCCGACCAGAAGAAATACGACTTCTTACAGTTCCAACAGGAATGTTCAGGATTTCACTTATCTCATCATAAGAATACCCACTAGCATAATACATCACACTATCAATACAACGAGATTTTTTAGCACACCGTTGTATTGTAGAAACCAAATCATCAAACAGTATTGAATGAGCTGTACAGTTAGAAATGGCACTTCCGTCTACCATATCAAGCCCTGTAAAATGTATAAGGGAATTTCTATTGTATCTTATTATATAAGTATTCCTCATTATAATAAGACACCACGGTTGAAGTGGTTTAGAACAATCAAATTTATCACGATTCACAAGTAGCTTATAAACTGTATCACCGGCTAAGTCTTCAGCATCTTGCATGGAACAGCAGAATTTTCTTGCCACCTTTAATATCCAAGGATATATTTCTGATAATTCCTTTTCAAAGTCCATTGTCAGCCCTCCTTATTAGGTGTATCTTCGGTTCGCCATTAATGCACCTTTCCACATATTTCCGGTGCATGATACTTTGTTCGTGCATTTCCTTAGCAGAACGCTCGATTGAACTAATAAGAGTGCCTATATCGGGGGGCAATAAGGCAATCATTTTTTTTACCTCGGACACTTCTGCCGTTATCCGATTACACTTCGTCTCTAATGTACGTAATTCTGACAATAAAACATTGTATAAATGCCTATTTATACAATGGATGCTGTTTTTTCTATTCATAAAAAAGTCGTTTGTGATTCTAAAGGAGATGTACAAACGACTGTATGAAATAATTCGCTTTAATTAAAAATTAATCGAATTACAGCATATATGTAATACCAATATTATCATGTGCTTCTTTTTCTGATCGATATTTCAACATCAGCTTGATGAACGATATTCGCATAGACAGCAGCATTAATTACGCGGGAATCAATACTCATTTTAAAGAATGTCATTAGAAAAGCAATCTCGGCATCAAAAGAAGAACGAATTTGTTCAGGAGTAGCCTTACTTCCTTTATGTTCCTCACTGCGTCTTTCCTCGTTCCGTTTTTGCTCAAAAATTGCAGAATGAAGCAAATAATCAAGCTTCGATATAACTTGCTCATCACTCATATTCCGGATATCTACATTTAGTTGACCCAACACCTGACGAACATCATCATAAAAGCCAAGAGAAACAAGAGTCTGACATATACGAAGGCTCAATAGTTTGGCACGTTCCTTCACCATATCCTCTTTGTCCATAATCATAGCCTGCATACCTGAAGGATTAACAATGCTTCTGTATTCGATAATTAATTTAGATGTCATCTCTTTAAGCGTGCTTTCAGACACAGATCCGCGGTCCGAAAGCAAACAAGCATAGTTTCCACATGAAAGCTCAATGAAATCATTCAATGTTATCTGATTTAATCTTTCAATCATAGCTATTTCAGTTTAGACAACTTATACAGTTCAAATTCACGGTTAGACGCATCCTGACGCTGCATTTTAAGACTCTTCATCAAAAGGAGATTTGTTTTATCAACCCTTTTTTCTAATCGGGAATAATCATTGAAAACAGTGGTATCACCGGAAGAGGATGCAAAATATGTCGGTGAAAATGTAGGAAAGTCCCAATCTGGCATATCAAAATTAGAGATATCTATCTTATCAACATCAGGAAAGACTTGTGCACCTTTAGGAATATCAACTAAAGTTGGAGTAGCAGGAGTAATCCATGCTTTTCCGGAATACATAATAACTTCATGCTTACCAGCATCACCAACTAAAGCGGTACCGCCGGGATGTCTATCATTTCCTTTGGTACCTTCTGCATAAGAAGGAATAGGAGTTGCAAGAATAGTTGCAACCTGAATTGCTCCCATGGCACCAATAACAATAGATAAAGGAATATTCGGTAATGCTTCAGTTATTGCCAGTGCAGTAGCTATTCCAGCCTGCGCAACACTAGTCGCCTTTTCCCAAATGGCTTGTTTACGCGCCATTTCTTGTTTTTGTTTTTCTAGTTCAGCATTTTTTGCTTCTGTCAAAGATTTTGCAGCACGTTTACGTGCTTCTGCTTCTTCTTCGGAAATAGCACCTGACTCTGCCAGTTTATCAACCCGTTCAACATCTTTGTCATATTTTTCATCATTAGCATCCTGCTCTTCCTCTATCTTATCAATTTGAGCATCATAAAGTGTAGAAACAAGATTTCCAATAGTCCCTACAGCTTGTGATGCAGTTTGCAACCATTTTTTGAGATTCTTTTGGCGTTCTTTTAACGCTTTATCTTCAGCTTTAGTAATATTTTGAATAGCACTTATCTGTAATTCTGCCTCCTTTTTAGCGAGAGCAGCCTTCAAAACATACAACTGAGTAACAATCTTAGTACGTTCTTCAGCAGTAATATTCTCAACGGTTAATTCCAGTTCCAAAGCTTCAATCGCTGCTTCAGTAGTCTTATGTACATATTCAAGTTGTAAATTGTATTCCTCTATCACATATTGCTCTTCTGTTATTAGCTTGGATGCTAACTGTTTTTTAAGAGCAAGCGTATCCATAACATATGCAGCATCCCGGATTTCCTGCTCATGCGCTGCATTCTCTGCTATTAATTGCACCTGATCGGATGCATGTCTTTCGTAAAGTTCTTGTTTTTTTTTTGCATATTTGTCGTCAATGAGAAAAACATCTTCACCTGTTTTCTCTGCTGCATCAATTTCTGCTTCACGTTGCAATTCCAACTGGTGCAATTTCAAATCAAGTTCTTCCTGGGACCCCTTTTTTACAACAGCAAGAGCGTTCTCAACATCCTTCTTCTCACGATCAGAATTATACTTAATAGTAAACTCATCTAGCTTTTCCTGCATTTCCTTAGCTAAATTCTGACGTGTAGCAATTTCCTCTTTGCTATTACCCTTGACGGCAGCAATCTTCTTCGAGTAAGCAACACCAATTTTAGCAAGTTCTTTCTCCAGTCCCTCATCCATAAGAGCTAGTTCTGACTCCTGATAAGTTTCATGAATTTTCAGCTTCTCTTTGAGAGCTTTTTCCTGTTCACGTTTTTCTTTATCAGTAAGTACCTTTACTGAATTCCCCTTTGTACCACCATTCTCTTTCAAATCAATGGTATCAAGTTGTTCAATAAGAGATTCTGTTATTGATGAAATAGCCTTCTTACCTGCAGCAACTTTAGTTGCAACATCGATCTCATCTTTAATGACATTATTTGTACGTCTCCATGAGGTCAGAATTGTAAAGAATCCCCTGTCTTTCAATTCTCCTTCCAATTTCTTACGATTATCTATAGCTAATTGATAATCACTATTTTCATATTCCAAACGAGACTTCAATGTTTCAATATAATCTTCTTTAGCCTTTTTGGCCGCCTCATCAGCAGACATTCCTGAATTTATATATTCTTTATACAACCTCTGCATATTTCTAGCATTCTTCTCCAAAATATCAGATTTCATCATCTCTTTCTGTGCAAAGGCAACAGCCTTATTGTCTGCTTCATCTTGTAATTCAGAATACCCCTTCAGCTGTGTAGCAACATTCCTCAACCCTCTTGCCAGAAAATCCAGGACATCCTTCATTATACCCTTGGAATCATAGAAGGATAACATAAATGCTTCCCACGCAGAAGAAAGTCCCGCAATAGAACCTTTAACATTGTTACTCATGGTATCTGCCATATCTGTTAGTTCTTTATCCACGCCTGTAATTTGGTCCCTCAATGGAACAATTTTATCAGAAGCTGTAAGAAAAGCATTGAAAGCGGCGACACTCCGTTTATCTGTTAATTCTAAAGTTGTATTTAAATCTACACCTTGTTCTTTCAGTTTCTTTAAGCCAACAACCAACTCAGGCAATGTTTTTACAGGTTCTCCAAGTGCTTTAGCTAATTTGCCATTGCCATCAGCCAAATTCAACAAAATATTACGAGTGGCTGTTGCAGACATTGAAGCATCAAAACCTGCATCTGCAAGCTTTCCTAACAATGCCAAAGTATCTTCTATTTGGAAATTGAATGCCTTTGCAACCGGACCAACAATAGGCAAGGCAGTAGCTAGGTAAGAAAAAGATAAGGCACTCTTTGATGTAGCAACAGCCATAGCAGATACATAACGTTCTGTTTCTTTAGTGCTAGCATTAAACATTCTCAATGCAGCACCAGACAATGCGGCTGCATCCGAAAGTTCAGCTCCAGTTGCTTGTGCGAATCGTAAGATGGCACCTGTCGAATCTAATATTTCACGACGTGTAAAACCTAATTTGGCTAATTCTATCTGTAGTTCAGTAGCTTGTGCAGCTGTATATTTCGTTGTTGCTCCTAATTGACGCGCATCAGTGGTTAATTCTTTAATATTGTCAGCCGTCGTACCTAAAATCGCTGCAAGTTTGCTATTAGCAAATTCAAATTCAACAATGGAACCAACACCTTCACGCAGTTGCGTAAACATCTTAACAATCCCTCCAACAACAGCTTGTGCACCAATATATCCAGCAGCCCATCCTTTCAATCCTGCACTAACTTGGCTTAGCCCAGGAGCCATCTCCGTTTTAAGCATCCTTCCTGCATTCCGGGCAATAATACCCATATTCTGCATGGACTTATTACCGTTCTGTATCTCAACCCATGCAGCCTTCACTTCTTCCCGGTATGCACCAATTGTCATTTTCTGTTGACTATATCGATCGGAATTTCGCTTTATGTAATCAGTGTTGATTCCAATAGTAGAATTAAGACGGGCAAGTGTACGAATATAGTTTTCATCCGTATCTTTCAAAACATCAACAGCCTTTTGCAGCTGCTTATTCATTTCCTTTGCTTGTGAACGGCTATGTACTTCCTGATTAGTCAAGGTAATAGCAGTTCTGATAAGTTTTAAACGTTCTTCTTCAGATAAAACAGCTTTCTTACGAGTAGTATTACCGGCATTCTGCGCTTTTGTCAAGTTAGCTTCCGCTTTAGCAGCCTTTTCCAAGGACGCAGCATTATCCGAGTTTGCCTTGGTTAGTTTCTTCAGTTCAGCAGCAGATAATTTCTCTACATTTAGCTTTTCCTCTATCTTCTTACTGACAGTTTGAGTTATTTCAGACTGTTTTCTAAGAGCTTCGGTTAATTCAGCAGATGCAGAACCAGCCGTTTTTGCTTGAGTATTATAAAGATTACTCAACTTTTCAAGATCAGCAACGCCTTCTACATTTAGTTTCAAACCTTTTGCTAATTCTTTGGCCGCATTAACATAATCAGCCCTCACACGCTCAATAGTATTATCAAGCTCCACCAATTTCTGCAAATCGTTCTCATCAACGAAATCTTTTAATTTTAAATCTGCCATAATTACAGGTAATGTCTATATTCAACAATCTTTCCTTTTATCTCAACTCCTAGTTTATCAAAAGCATAGGTACCATCTTCTTTCTGATAAACGACATACATGCAACCATCCAAGACAGCTGCTTTCTTTGCAAGATCACTGATACGTTCCAGTTCACTCTGCATCTTTTTTATTTCGCAACTACAAGCCATTTTCTACCGATATCCACATTCTGAAAAGAAACGTTCCATCCAGGGACGGAGATACATAATATTAAAGTACTCTTTAGCTGTATCACCAATGCCTAAAATCTGCTCACCGTATTTCTTCTCAATAGAACTACCGTCCGTAAATCCTTTCGTTGAGAATCGAAGCCCGGAATCAATTCTATCGGCAGTTATGCTATCATAGAAAGTACCAGTAATAAAGAGGTTAGGTACCTCAACCGGACGCGGTGGCAAATAAAGCATCTCACTTCTAAGAGGTGGAGTTATCCTCTCCTTCCATCGTTTATATTGTTCCGCACGGTTCTGCCAGGGACCGGGCTCGTTAAAATAGGTGTCAGTATCATAATCAGGATTCAATAGATGTTCAGTACCGTCCAGACCGGAATATAATTGCTCCTGAATGCAATCAACGAGCACATTCTTATGTTCTTCCATACACCTAATACATTCCTCTTCAAACCCGGATGCAATGGAATGAATAACTCTATGTAATTCATCAAAATCTGCCATACAGTAAAAATATAACGGGCCGGGCTGTAATCACACCCCAGCCCGTCGGTTACTTAGTTATCGCATCGTACACTTCCGAGAGCTTCTTCTTGCGGTCAGCTTCCTTCAGTTCCTGCCACACGACTTTAATGTGCGCATTAATAAACTCTTCCTTCGTCATGCCCTTCACAGCAACCTCGACGAACGTAACATTATCTACCTTCATGACACCTGCTCGATACCTCTGATTCCTTTTTCATACAATACAGAAGGAGCTTTCAACGAAGGAACCGCCCCGGCTTTAGGAACAATGGTAATGATACCATCCGAATATGTAGCAGAAGTTACGTTATTCATAACTTCAGCAGCACCATCAGCAATAAGACTGCCAAATTCTTCTGTACGGTCATAACCACCAACAACTTCAACTATTTTGTAAGTATTTTCGGCCTCCAACTTTTGAAACACAACATCAACCAAGCCTTTAACGAAATTCTTGGGATTGAAGTCTAACTGCACGTAGTCAAAGTGCAATTGGCTGTCTTCCACATCTTCATGTGAAAAACTAACAGTCATCGCAGACTTAGCACTACTGGTCGGGTACTGTGTCACGGTCGGGTAAACAGTAGACATCGGAATACCGGCAAGGATATCAGTGTCATCATTATAACCGATCAACATATTATCCTGATTCCAAAAGTAAACGTCCCATCCTTTATTGGCACATTTCAGAAGCTGGGCATTCAAAACCTCATCAAATTTCTTCAAAGTGAAGGTGTCTGTTTGAGCGCTAAGCCCGTTGTATTCACTTGCACCGTACCCTACAGGATTAACTTGAGGCTCTCCACCATTCTTGGCATACTCCAGGAATGGCAAAATAGGGTAAATACGCCCGGGACGGTCTGCATGGCACAATTCGAGCAACTTCTCACCTGTTATATCAGCAGGGAGTTTGACACCATGTTCTGTCAAGATAGCACCTTTGACCTTTTTCCAGTCAATGCTACAAGCAGAACTACCAGTGTTCATCCGGGAACCCTTACACGTTCTAATCTTTCTCATTTTCTTCTACAATTAAGATTATTAATTTTTATTTCCATCGAGCGTATATTTATGGCATCAATCGGCTCGCTCACAGCCTCACCGGAATCTGTATAGGCTCCGTATCTGCCATATGAATAGTTTTCTGAATAACTATGTTTCACTTTTTCGTCATAGTCGCAGTCGAACCGAGAATCTTCATATAATACTTCCAATAAACGTTTATAGATTGGCCGAAGGATATTTTTAAAAGATGTGGTTCTGCGCATCTCATTGCTCCACTCTTTACAAGAAGAACATGCTATAATTAACGAAACCTTTGCTTTTGAAAAATAATCCGCATCACCTCTATCCTCACTAATTGGAGTGAATAGTGCAACCAATGGAAACTTCCTTTCAGACTGGGCAGAAGACTTACTGTATTCATCTAAAATATCTTTGATATATTGACTGCTACCGAAGATGTAATTCAACCTTGGGGACTTCATAACTTTAGTTCCCCCTTTCCCATTTGGATAGAGAATTTCAAGCCCTTCTGGAAGTTCCTTTACAATCTCCTCAAACAGTTCTGTTATATCTAAATCTATCATAAATTGAAAGCATTAATTGGGGTCAAAAGATTCTTGGTTATTTTCACATCGAAAGGACAATCATTCGACATAGCCCATTCAACAAACTGTTTATTCTTCTCTACCATGCTATTCCATGTGCTTACTTGTCTCTTCAAAGGAGCTATATATTCATTAGCACATTTCAAACGGACAAGCCCGGTTATTGTAGCCTGGGTGTTTGCGTCACGAAGAATATGATAAAAGACATAGTCAGCGAACGGTTCACACAGCTTCTCGCATAATACTGCATATCCGGACTGGGGGGCTTCCTTCTCTTCTGAAATATCAACTTCATCTGAAGAATCTTCCTTTTCCCGTTCAATAAGCTCCAAATAATCTGTGATAGCTTGGGAAAGAGTCACACCAACAACATTCCGGAGAAATTCGGGCTGAAATGCCTTAATATACCCATTTATCACCTCATTCACAGCAAGAGATTGGGGCGAAGGCATTTCAGCGACCGAAACATTCTCAATATGCCTGGGACCTGACATAAAATATGAAACATCAATCAACATAGCGATAGTTATTTAGAAGTCTTGCCTTTCCCGGTTTTCTTTTCATCTTCTACGGAAACGGCTTTATCATCTGTAACAGTTACCTCCTTGGCATCTTCCTCTTGCAAATCTTTTGAATCGGCAACCGGAAGATTCTTTTCATCAGAAGGCACCTGTACTTCAAGTTCTGCAATGCGAGCTTTCATTGTTTCACGCTCTTCTGTCAGTTCAACAATTGTCTTATCTTTCTCTGCAATGGATGCAGTAAGCCTGCCAATCTCTTCATTTTTTTCTGCAAGCATACATTCCAATGTCTTTCGGGCATCTTCTTCTGTAACAAGACCACATTCGGAAATAGGGATGAGTTGAATCATCCCTCTATTAATCCGAATGCGTTGCTCTTTAAGCACATTGGTTACATCCTTATCGTTACCTCTAAGTATGTAATCCATAATCCTACGCTTTAGTTATTGCAGTCTTCAATGCGGCCAAATCCCCATAAGCGAAAGCCCACGGCATATAAATCGGGAAGATAACTTCTTCTTGTGCCATCAGCACAACCTCATTGCAAAGCTTGGTCTCCACATCTTCAGCCCATTCAAGTGTCAAAGTGGTATAATCAACCAAATTTGCGGCTTGGTTAAAGTCACCTAAAAGATACTTACCTGGAAGAATACCACCATACTCGATAATCGGACGACCGGCAATATATTTCACCCCATCAACCATTTTAACGATACCAAGATTACGTCCTGTCGTATCTTTTTCTGATTCCATACCGTTAACAGTCATTGGATTAAGAATAATAGCATTCGGAAAATACTGGGCATATGTCATTGCGGCGAAAGCTGTTTTCACTACATCTTCAGAGTTGGGTTCCTCAATGTTCTTAAAGCCGGCTTCATGAACACTGAATGTCATTTTATCCGTAGCCGTTTCAGCACCGGAGAACGCGACACCAGGAATAAGGATACGACCATCTTCCATTTTCACAAGAGCGTGTGTTTTGTTCAGTTCTGTAAGAACAGCGGCACCAGCGAACGTGATACTCATTCCATCAAGAATCAAATCCTGTGGTTCTGCAAACTCTACAATCACATCCTTATCACCGTTATATCCGGTAATAGCTTTTACAGCACCGGCGGCACCTGTAACAATGGCTGTACTGATAATCTTCTCTACAGAAGTCACCCCAGTATTATTAATAATACCAAGCAAATTCTCACCATTACCGTCACCAAACAAGATGTTCCAGTCTTCTGCCATCCAAACAGCTTCAGGAAGCATGTTCAAGATGTAGGAACGAATGTACACTCTTGATTTCAACATACGTTTTGAGATACGGATATGAGTACCAAGGCGCTTAGTTCCTGTCTGTATCTCTTTTACCTTGATGCTTGATTCAGGCAAACGCCCATTCTCTGTTACAAAACGGGCATTGCGGTTGAAAGCATATACTTGTGCATAGGCAAGTTGAGGGTATGCAGGATCAGCAGTCAACGTCGTTAATACATCACGCATATGCAACTTTTTGTTGGCAACCTGAGTCACAACACGTTTCTGTTGTTGAGTAATCAACAAATCACCGGTGTAATTGTCAGTCATGGAAACGACATCTTTCAAGGAGAAGCCGTCAAATTCTCCTGATTTGCGTGTTTTTCCTTCTGCGAAATCTCTGAATTTTTCAGAATCAAGCATCTCGTTCAACTTCTCATCGAACTTGTTGATAGCATTCATAGACAAGCCCTTTTGTTTCATTTTCTCAATACTTTCTCCAAGGGTCTTTACCTGGGCAACGAGTTCTTCATTGTCTTTAACCAATTGCTGAAACTTCTCATTGTCATAGGATTTCAGCAATTTATTAATATCGTCAAACTGTTTTGATACCTCATCCGGTGATGCAATTCCTTCAAGGGACTTGTTTACTACTTCACACATCATGCCGACGATGTTTTCCATAAACGCCTTCTGTTCTGCCGGCAAGCCGTCCGTTTTCAGATTAAAATCTGATACTGTAAATTTTCTAATTGGCATAAAATTTAAATTTTAAGTTATTTATTCTCGAAACAGCTATTCAAACTCTTAAAATCGAGTAAAGTGCCATTATCAGCGGCTTTAATCGTCACTTCATCGTTCCCATTTTCCCCGTCATTCTTTTCTTGAGTGTCAACAGACGGCTCATTTTTTCCGGTGGTATCTTCAGAAGTGTTTTGCAGAATAGCATTCGAACGATATACTTTTCCCCAACAGTGGGGACATCTTACATAATTCATAAGGTCTTGTAGACCCTTTTGAGAAAATTCTTTCTTTTCTGATTTGACAGAATCAATAAGAGAAATTACTTGGGTTCTAATCTCCGGAGTGAGCTTCTCCATTTCTTCCCTTACAATGTCCTGTGTTATCCATCTCTGATAATCAGCAGCATAATCTAATACCTGTTGGGCAAAGGTATGCTCTGTTTCTGCATCATAATCAAATTGATGACCACAATGAGGACATGAGACAACGGCACCACCGTTGAGGCTCTTCAGTAATAAACTTAATTCCATATCGTATCCTTTTAAACGTTCATCACTATATCCATGCTGCAAGAACGCTTTCCGAATGAAATCAACAGCCTCCTTTACCTGGTCGGCAGTAGCAGACTTAATATTCACAAGGAAAGTCTGGGGATTACTCCCCCAACTTGTCAATGTTGAATATTCCATCATACGCCATTCAAGCACTTTACAGGGATCAACAGAATCTCTTTTAATGGCCTTGACCCCAATAGAATGTTCAAGTGTTCTGCCATTCTCTGCAAACAGTTTATAATCAGCTAACGTATCACGGCCAATCTGTTTTTCAAGATTTAACTGACCGACCATAACCAAATTACCTTCTGTTTCCTTACCACTCAACGGAACACCTAACAACTGGTCTGTACGATGATTCAGGAACCAACGCATCCGACCAATATTTTCTTTCAATGTCTTATTGAATGAGCCGGGCATAGATATGTCATTTTGTGAGTCCTTCACACCGATACCGTTCACCGCAACGGTAACGATACCCTTCTCATCAACATCATTTGCCTTTGTCTTGTACTGAAGGCTTTTGATTTTCTCTTCCATCTTTTTCATCTCCACTTTTAGTGTTAAAAACTCGATTTACTTTATCCAGTTCCTCATCTGACATATCAAATTTCAATTTGTCAAACAAGGGATTTTCTATCATACTTTCGCCTATTTGGGCACGCCAGTCATTGAGTGTTATAAGCCCACATGAGAATTGTTCACGACAACGTTTATTTATATTTGTCTTTACGTCTTCGGATTCTTTCAATCCTTCCTGCAAACAATCAACATCAGAGAAATCACAATCCAAATAATATCCCCCTCCTTCAAGACCAAGGAAAGCTGTAAAATCCTTGCAGAATTGTTTGGCCATAGGAATAACAGTTGAACAATATACGCTCTTTTCAGCAGTAGCCTGATTGCTAAATGTGGACTGGTCTTTTCGCGGAACAAGAACGGCAGGGATGCCGTATGCCCCTGCAATATTTATTGCATCAGCCAAAGTCTCTTCAAACGGCTGTAACTCTGCAATAGAAAGATTAGTACGAACAAAGTCAATGTCTGCATCTGAAATACCATAAGGTACCTGGCCCTTCCTTACACCATACTTCTCAAAATTTTGCTTCAAAAGCTGTTCCTTTTCATCGTCAGTCAACGCTATTGAACCGGTAGCATCAGTTTTCTTACTTACAATAAAGCCCAATCCACCCCGCTTTACATAAATCACATTTCTAGCTTCATATACAGCTATTAGATTTGACATTGGCTTATTTTGGGAAGCAAGACGACTTTTGGACTTCAAGAACATAGCCCCTGAATAGAACTCTGCACTTCCGTCTCTATCATGCCATATTTGGTATGGAGGAATTTCCAAACTACCATTCCAACCATACTCCAAACGATAGCTACGAATAATATCTTCTGTTTGGGCAATGCCAAACAATGGTATATTCCCGTAAACAGGTTCTACAATAGTCTTATCAGAAGGTAGCACCCAATAATTATCGCAATATCTCCATTTTTCAGCTGTAGAAAAGACATCAGGCATAGCGGCACGAATAAAGCTATTCCCTGTACACAATTTATAAATATGGTGCTGATAAATCAATTCTTTCCAACGCATCAAACAATTAGGACGACTAAGTATGCCATTCATTCGTTTATTCGCCCATACTATACTGTCATCCTTAGTTTTCTTCAATTGAAAATTAGCACCTGCAATTCGCGATGCAATATAATCGATCGGGAAAAAGACTTCAGGTATCGTACTGAATAGCGTTAGATAGTTACTGCCCGCTACAATAGGACTAGTAAGGTCCTCAATGTATGCAACTGACCATTTTTCAGCCTTGCCACTTTGAGTATCTATATCCTTATTTTCAGATGAAGTAACTATTTCAACTTCACCTTTAGTCTTAGATTTCTTTCCAAATAGATTATCAAAAAAAATATTCATTGGGTTCCTTTTTGAGCAAAACTAAGTAAAAAGGAAAACCGTTTTCCAAAACACTAAAATCTTGAAATTACGAAAACATAATATCAACAATACAACATCCTTATTTTCAATCACATATAACGCAATTCAATTCAAACCTAATTTTACAACGAACTGTACTAGCCCACTCAAAACAGCACTGGCCTCTTTTGTTTCACTATCTTTATTATAGTCCATCAGATTATTCATGAAGGCAACATATTCCGTATCAGATTCTACTTTTGATGCAGAAAAAAGAATACTATTTTTCACATAATCAGATGTTGCAGCAATACGCTTATCTACATCCGGAAACTCTTTCATTACACGAATCTCCTTGTTTGTACTAGAACGGAGTTCCCGGATAAAAGGGAAATAAGCATCTGTACATTCAATTACACATGAATCAGATTCATGGGACAAAATAGAAGAACGTATATCTTCTGTTGAAGTAGTATCCATAAATACGACATCAACAACATGCCATTTATTTCCACATCTAAACGCTTGTATAAGGACAAATTTCCCATTAACATTCGGCATCACATATAGAATCTTCTTAGTGTATTTACATTCGGTATCTGGATTGAAGAAATTAATAGTGCCATTACAAGCATACAAGTTTCTTTTTCGCCGGTTACTAAACTCTATATACTGCTCACTACACAAATCCACAACGACATATCGGAACGTATCAGACAGGTGCCCGTGCTCCTCATAAGTCTGCAAGGTAGTTTTATTCTTGACCTTAGTTTTAAGAATGGCACCGTTAGCATCTTTCTGTACGCTCATGTAGTCCTCAATAGATACCGAACATGATTCGTCAATGTATATCTCTATACCGGGAACAGTACAATCAAAAATGGCATTAACAAACTCACCGGTCATGGCAACACTCGGATTCTTGTTGCCTACCTTATCTTCAATCTCGAATCCTTCTTTCTGCAATGTATCTATGAATAAGTCCATCCAGGAACGCTTCTCATCGTCAATGCTGTTTGCCGCTTTCGTTGATGCATCACCATGTACATATAACCTATCAGAATATTGGATAGATTTCAGATACTTTGCAACAAGTTTGGAGGCTTTCTTTACTGTATTGTTTGGGCTTTCAGCGCACGTTTCATGGAATTGCCAAACCTTGGTACCAGTTGTGAAATCGACCTGCCAATATGATACACTGATATACGGAAGCACGTTGTTATCGACAGAGATATGAATAGGTAAGTCCGGAACATACTTATGTTCACCGGAATGTTTGCCACGATTGAAGGAACCGAAGAACTCACTACCGGTACGAATGACACCCCATTCTCCCAATGCGTACACATTGTAATAGTCCGGATCGTGAACTCTATCATACTCAAAGTCGGCAACACATTGCTCATCATAGAAACCATACGCACCGTCAGGACTACCGACCACCCAAAAATTATTCAAATAGGTAGATTGGATAATAACTGTATTAGGTGCCTGTTCCTCGATTTGCTTAGTACGAAGATTAAGTATTTGCCTGGGTGCATTCTTCTTTACGGATTTGACCTTGGTAAGTTCTTTCGGCAACTCTTTGCCGGCAATGGTAACCGTCATCGGTACATCATGCCATTTATCTTTATCAATAAACTCTTTCTTTATCCAATGGCTTTCACTAATCGGGTTGAAGGTACAAATAATCTGCTGCCCTTTCTTACCACGCAAACGCTTACGTAGCTGCTTGAAATCCGGATGCTCGAACTCTGACCATTCCTCTAACTGAACTCGCTTATAGTTAGAGATACCTTTTATCTTCTCCGGATCGTCAAGACCGGAGAAATCTATCTTCGCACCATTTACCAGACATTTAATAGTATTCTGTTGAAATTTGAACAAATGGGAGATGCCAAGACCGATCGCAGCGACCTTATAATCTTCATAAATGGTTTTGAGAATAGAAGCTCCTACCTTACGCATGACAAGAGTGTTCTCACCATCCTGTAATGTCTGTATCAGTATTGTTTGTGCCACACTATACGACTTACCGGAAGATGAACCTCCATAGAGAATGATAAAACGGATAGTCTCATCATTCAAGTACTTCAATAGATAGAATCCGTTAGGATTTAGCTTCTTATAATTTATAACCATATTGTTCTAAAAGTAAGGTTTCTCCGTAGGATGAATACCGGATTTTGCAGTTCAAATTGTTCTATTCTTCCGAATTCTCATTATCTTCAAATCCGATACGAAGTTCACCGACTTTATTTCCGTCTCCACCTTTGATATTGACATTCTTATCGGCTTCCCATCCATTCCAGGCACCAAGCAAACGAGCGGCTTCTGTTTTACCGTTGAACTCATAGACAACTTCTCCTCTCTTATTCTGAATCTTCTTCAATGCATTGCGTGTACGCTTTGGAAGCTGCGATGGACTTTTCATCTTTACCTTACCTGTTAGCTCATCGACAATATACAAGTCATTAGGATCAGAAGTTATGATATCCATCAGCACACGTTCCACAGTCTCACGTTTAACTTCAGATTCTTTCGCCCTCTTTTCTCTTATCTCTTTTATCCTTGATGTAACCTTGATGTTCTGCATAAGGGCATGAGCATTGCGCCAAACGCTCTCCTGCTTCATCTTAGTGCAGTCGTAAGCCATCCGGTATGCTTCACTTGCGTTGCCATCAATATCAACGTAATATTGACAGAACTTCTCTTGTTTCAATGTTAATACATTCTCTCTACTCATAGCTTCAAATTATTAAATTCCTGCATGAAGAAACAATGATAGTTACTCAACATGCAGGAATAAATTAGAATGGTTGTACATTCAAAGGATTTCTATTTCTCCGCCCCCGCATTTTTTTGAGAATTATCCTCTCTCCGCATGGCGAATACCTTTTTTACTCCGTCCTCGACTGACGTATAGGACAAAGGTACTAAATAGATATCCTGGTTCACCGATTGCTCCAAATTGTCAAAATCTCGTTTTTTATTAATCAACTCTATTTCAAGCGGTTTGTAGTATTTTACTAAAGATGCAAAATACATAGTAGTCACAGGTTGGACGTTACAAATATTGATAAGCTGCCGGTTACAGCCCACCGCATAAATAAGCCCTTCGACGACATCATCTATGTAAGTGAAGCACCGGATATTCTGACCACAATTGTATAAAGACACGTTTTCCTTTTCTATCAGGAACCAGAGAAGAGTTCTTTTTCGCGGATTAGGTCCATATACATTATGCAGCCGGCACCCGGTCGCAGCCTTACAATAGATAGATGCATACTGTTCATCGAAATACTTGCTTATTCCATACATGGAAGTGGTATTCTCCGGATTCGCCGTTGACGAACTGGCGTATACTAACTTCACATGATACTGGTTACATGCATCAGCTACTCGCATGAAAGTATCAATGTTATCCTTCCTGATCTGTTCCAGGTTTCCATTAAACACACTAGTTTGCGCCGCCAAATGGAACACACAATCAATACCCCCATTTTTCAGGAGCTCACATACTTTTGTGGCTTCAATACCAGACTTTCGATCAAGTCCTATGACTTCGACATCCCTTTTAGCTAATTCTCGGCAAAGGGCTTTACCAATAAATCCCTCACTGCCGGTTACAATCATTTTTCTCATCATCACAAAAACTAAAGGTGCATCTTGTTTAAAGACACACCTAGGTTCAACATAAAATCCTAAAGATTAAATCTTATTTTTGAAAATACTCCCTACACTTAAAACCCTTTCTAGGAGTAAAGTCTTTAAATTCACAGCTTCTAAACACCCACTTCTTATCAGCCCATCCGGCTAAATCCTTTTGCCATTGAGGAATAATTTGACGTGGATTATTCAAATCCCTATAAGGCTGGCAATGCGGTAAGAACCGACCGCCTTTGTTCTTCCAATGATTGACACGCTCAAACGATTCTTTGAAGTCACTGAGCAGGATACAATAAAAGAAGTATTCGCCTTTGTACCCGTACTTGTCAATCAAAGCTGTGGCACGCTCACATTCGGCAATCTGTCCCGGTGTGTCACAGCCGAACCGTATGCGCTTCATCCACTTTACTCTTGCCAGTAGCCGGGCGATGTCGTCTGTTACCAAGCGAGCATCTAAGCCCTGATTGAAGTCTACTCGTACGCCCATGGAGACAATCTTTTCAATCTGTTGTAATCCATAATCGGATGCAAGTACATTGTTATCCATGAGTATTACGTTCTTTCGCCCGGCAGATACTTCTTCTATATCCATGTATGGAGTTATGTTGCCTTCTTTGGCAGGAACGACACACCATTTGCAACGATTAGGACAGCCACGGGTAAGGAAGCCATAAGCCAGATTCTTATCAATATTATACAGGTTATAGTCGGGAACTATTTTATCAACTTCTACTGGAAGAACCTTGCTTATGTCATACCCTGTACCACCTTTCTCAATCTGATTGGTATTGATGTAATAGCCATAATCTGGAGTAAAGGAGAATACCTTTGCCGAATAAACTTTATCGTATGAGCACAAAGGGTTATACCATTCCACATTGTCGCCTCTTGCCTTGTGCCATGCACTTATCTTCATCAAAGCTAGATTAGGATAATTACTGTCAACTGCTAATATTCCGATGTTCATTACTAAAACAGTTATACTCCAATTATCTCATCATTGATACGAAATATGCTATCACTCACAAAATCGTATATCTTATACATAAGTTCCGGTTCTTCCTTTTTCGGAGAATAAACCATCACCTTTTTACCTGCACCTTTCATCCAACCCGCTTCTGTGTTAGCAGACCGACCACAAGGGAGAACCATAACGCAGACATCAGCCCACTGCATACCGTTGAAATCCGAATCAAAACCTTTCTGCGCAATTGGGTGATTAAGCGCTTCTCTATATTGCTCTGTTGTCCAGTTCTGCCAATCAGGATCTATATCAGACCATTGGAAACCACCATTACCATGTGGGGGATTCTTAAAATCGTAAACCTCATGTCCTAAATCACGGAGAATATCTACAACGTCCTGTTGAAATACATTTCTCCAACTACTTGCTACATAAATTTTTGCCATATTATTTTAAATTGTTACTTTTGGATGTCGTTTGCACGGTGCAAGCGACTTAATTTTATTTTTATGAAAAACATAATTTTAAAAGGACTCCTATAGCTTTACTACCGTGGGGCTATATGGATGTCCAAAATCAATTAGACGGTAGGATGGGAAGCATTTTTCAATCTCGTAAGTGACAGTTATTAGTTAATTGAATACGTGACAGAGTGTGTACCCATCTAAAATAAACAGGAGGCGGCTTTGCAACCCGCCTTTTGCTTTTATTCATTACAGACTGTATTTTGAGTGTTATTTAGAATATTGTTGACTCTTTGTGCAAGTTCCGGTTCCAAACGCACCAATCGGACAATCATCACAATAAAAGGTTACACTTCTATAATCTGCGCCACTTCCACATGGATGTTCACTAAGCTCCATAACTTTATCATTAAGAAGCTGTACTTCTTCTTTGAGCTTATTTACCTCACTAATAGGGGTCAAAGCTCTATATTCTTGTTCTGTTAATATGTATTGCATAATTTATTCCTTTCTGTTATTTTATTCCTCCAATAGTTTTAGCAGTGATTTTTTATACTCGTCTATTTCCTTAATAGCATCTTCTTGACCTGATTTTGCATCATTTATCATTAAATCTGCTACTCCCTCCATTATTTCATCCTTATGCCTATTCAGATATTTGATAAAGTATTCCTGCATCAAATCAGTATCCATATTTGCTATATCCGAATATGTGTCTCCACTTCCATAACTGCCAGAAAAAGAAAAATAACAAAGATTACTTATATTCATACTCTGAATACTCTCCCTTCTGCCAAATCCATCTGTATGCTTATCTATTCCACTATTGCTATGGCTTTGAAACTCTTCTCTGATTTTAGGGAGAGTTTCTTTAATAAACTTTTTCAGTTTTCTGCCAGTAGTGATTAACTTACTTAATTCTTTTGCTGTCATCATCAGTCTCCTTTCTTTTTAATCCGTTCTAGTACATCTCTGTTGGCTTCCAATATTTCATCGAAAGACAGAATAGGCATCCAACATATAACCTTAATATCATCCTTTTCGACACTTTTTCCTAAATATGATATATCACTATCAGTAGTCCATATACCATTTTCATACGTGAATACATCTATATGCTTACGTGATTCAGCTTCTCTATCATCGTATTTATAGTAATATAAAAATCCGACTAAAACACGCTGCTCTTCATCTGGTAATCGTTCTTCTACTCTTATCCATGGAGATTGCTTTTTCTGCCACTCAACACCAGATGCAAAAACTTTACGCATATATATTTCAATCACATGCGGCTGATTGATGCGATTTGCTAATTGAGCTACCAATGATTTAAAATTCATATCTGTTCTTGTTTTGAATTACTTTTTTATTACAACTGCCATAGTACTAACAGTTGTTCCACTTTCCTTGAATTCACCGGCTCCGATTTCAAAAACTTCTCCATGAACTTCTTCCAACCATTCCCGGAAGTCAACACATTTCTTTTCAGACGCGAATTTCCAATGCTGACTGGTAATAGCTGCAAGAATTCCACCTTCTTCCAAGCGTTCATACATAAGTCTTACATGGTCAATATCCTGATTACCGGAAAACGGAGGATTAGCAATAATTTTAGTGTAATGTCCTACACTGTCTTTCGTAAAATCTTCATCAAGCAATATTACGTTATCAAGTGTATGAAGAAACTCCCTGTTTTCCGGCATCAGTTCATAGCATTCAACTGTTACTGACGGGCACGACCGGTGAATCGCTTTTATCAGAGCACCACGTCCGGCACTTGGTTCAAGTACGGTATCTGTTTCGTGAATTCCACCGGCAAGCATTACCAGCCAGTCTGCAATATCAGCAGGTGTTTCAAAGAACTGAAAATCTTTTTGCAAATCGCATCGCTTACCTTCTTTCAAGATGGAGAACACACGTTCCGGATTAAAAGGAAATGTGAATCCCTGTATCTTACCTCCCTGCCATGAGCCGCCAGCTTCTTCTATCCATTTCTTTGCTTCAGCATAGGATTTCTTATTGAATTGTACTTTCGGAAGTCTAAGAACACTATCCTCAAGAGTACAATGCTTCAGTATCTCTTCCACATTCCATTTCTTACCTTCATCAGCCTGGTTCTTCCTTTCATCAACCGGAGCGTCCGGCGCTAACAGTGAGGATATTTTCGTAATAACCATATTACTCGCATCCATAAAAGTATTAACACAGGAAAGCGCTTCCATAAGAAATTCAGTATCAACATATCCGGCAGCGTCATAAACATCTATGCCTTCAGTCATATCCGACAATTCATTGAGCTGGGCTACACTACCACGTAACGTTTTTATTAAAGTCTCTTTGTTGTTCATCATAACTTTTTTGTAAATAAATTCTTGTTGTATCTACACTACCATGACCAAGAAGGTCTGCTAATTGAATTACATCTTTGGTTTTCTTCAGGAACATTTTAGCAAAGAAGTGCCGGAAGGCGTGAGCGTGCATTTTTTTCGAATCGATACCACAATGTTTACCCCATACTTTCAGATGCTGTGAAAGACCTCTTTGAGTCAACGGCCCGAATCTCCCAACAGCAAGAGTACCGGACTTGCCTGTCTCCTTTATATAGTCCTTCACTTCCCTCTGCAATTGCTTTTGGAAAAAGAAACGCCGATACTTGTTCCCTTTCAAAACAACTTCGCCGGCCGCTATATCCTCCCACGTGAATTGCTGAAACTCCGAGAGCCGAGCTCCTGTAGTACCCAATACCTTAATGAAGAAATAGTAATCCTTGTTGAGTTTTGTTTTCAGATACTCCAGTAACCTATTATATTCCTCTTCTGTCGGCACATTGTTTACATCCAACTTGCGTTTCATTCTAGGTCGTTTCAGTTCAATAGGTTTCTTCACCCATTTGGAGAACTTCTCAATGGCTGTAATACGTAATCGAATGGTAGCTGGAGAAAGTTTTTCCTCTTCAAGGCTTTTTATAAATCGTCTGCAATTATCCATATTTAGTTCATTGGCGTATTCAAAATATTTTCTCAACGAGGTATAATAGACATCAATTGTGTGAGAGGAATAATCATTGTTATCAGTCAACCATATTATAAAATCATTAAGCAGTTTCTTATTCTTCTCTGAAATAACCTCAAGTTTCTCCAAAGGCTTTACAGCCTTTTCCCGTCGGCCATATCCGATTTTAAGATAAGACAATAAATCACAAACAGCCTCACACATAAACGAATGGCGCACCATAGCATCAGCATTTTTATGTTTATATTTATAATAACCATGACGATTGATTTCTTCGGAATTTTCAAGAAAATCAGTCACATATTTGATGTATTTCCCGATGCTATCATAGCTCCTACCCGTCGTATACAGGTAGGATATGTAATCTACCAATATTTGTTTTCGTTTATCATCCATTTTTTTGATTTGAGAGTTAATACTTCATCCCGTGCATCTTTTCACGGAGTTCGTTATACTTCATTTTCTGCTCGATGTGCCAAAGCAGGTTTATATCTAAGTGCTTGGCAAGCCCGAAGATAGATAGTATCATATCATTCACGGCTGTAGGAAAATCAAATATTCCGTCATACCTAACAGGAAGTGTAGAGATGGAATAGATTGATTCGGTAAAAGTTTCGCCTTTACAGGCTTCTGCCATATCTTCAATACAGTCATCAATATCTCCATTGGCAAGTTCAAGGTTTATTCCTCGAAGTCCTGCAAGATCAAGCAAGCGGATAACAGCATCAGCTAATTCTTCTTCGATTGAACCTTTAATGGTTTCGTTATATGCAACTTCGTAACCGCGCTCTTTGGGAATGTCAGAATCCAATCCTTGACAAATGCGGCTGTTAGCAATCTTCTTATTATACCGATCAACATTAGCACGCCTTCCTTTTCTATCTGCTTCCACAGCTTCCATCAGTTCAGAAATCACAAGGCAAAGAAAATGATTGTTACTTAGCTCTTGATCGTGAAACCCATGTTCACAAGCTGTTTTATATGCTTTGTCTCTTAATTCATTTAAATTCATTTTACTCATCCTTGTAATGCTTAAATATATCTATCCAATTCCTTTTCTAATAATTCTCCATCTATTTCAGGAAACAGCCTCAGAACTAAATCCAAAGATTTACAATAATTGTTACTGTATTCTTCAGTATCCATTAATCGAAGTACCATAGAACAAAAGATACTTTTTGTGTCTCTTAATTCGCCTTTCATCAGCAACTTTGATAGTTCGATAATTTGACTAGCAGGATTATGAAATTTTCCGTTTATATATTGAAAAATTATTCTTCCTTCAAATTGGCATATTTCACAATCTAATTCACAATCAATGTACTCTATTTTACTATCTATGAATTCACAATAAACACATTCAGTATTAGAAGCAAATAAAATTGCAAAATCATAGATATCATCACTATTACCTACAATTATTGAAGTAGATTCAAGAGTTTCCGAAACACCATTATTCCACTTTGCATCTTCAATCAGTTCCCTCACATATTCTTGAACTCTTGTGATGTTCTGCTCTATTAAATCTTTTTTACTCATAATTTCAATTCAATTAAGTTCGATTATTTTTTTGCAATATTCTCCCAAAAAGCAACGCCTTCAGGAGTACCATTAAAAGGGAATGAAATAGCTAGAAACCGATGAAAACAGCAATCAACATCTAACAAATTGTTCATCCGCTCTTCATTTGTCATTGAGAAGTCAGGACACTCAATATTAAATGTCTCATTTGCTCTTTCTGTATTATATTTCCATTGATTGAAAATACCTAGTCTTTCTAATTTTTCTATTTTTTCATTCCTCTTCATGTTGATTGACTTTTAATGCTTTACGTCTATAAAGGTAATCTTTATTGACAAGTTTAGCAAACAGAATCTTCGCCATTTTAACGCCATTTTACTCGGTCTTTTTCTTCAACAATTCAAGTATTATTCTCTCACTCTCTCTTAATCCATCAAGATAGCCTTTTGCATGTTCACCGGCATTATACACTATAAAAGAGAGGATCAACAAAAACAGTCCGAGCGAACGATGCCAGTATGGAAGTTGGGCTGTGAACGGCTTGATTGTTATAGATAAGTGTCCTACATATAGCAGGAACACAAACAAAATCACACATGAAATAATTGTTGTTTTCATATTAATCTGTAAATAAATTAAGTTGAGTTGTAAACTCGGGTTTATAAATTCTAAATTTACGGTTAAAGAAAGTCTCAAAGGCTGTTACAATTTCAGAGATGGTATTATCAGCAATTCCTAATAATTTATCATCGGCAACTATAAGAGATAAAGCCTTGTCAAGAGTCATTTTCTTCTCAATAAACAGGGAATACACCAAATATCTACGGGTATATTCCCCAGCCTCGAGTGACTCAACTTCTTCAGGAGTGGCCTTTCTCTTGTACAATACTTTATACCAATGTGTTTCAGCAGTACGAGCACGCTTTTGTCTCGGTAACAAGTCATAAAACACGGCAATTTCATTCTTTTGGATACACTTATGTTTTTTACGAACACCATACATCACATAAGGAGTGTTCCAATCAGGATGAGTCTTTCGATATTCAAGCTCCAGCTCTCGATCAATAAGATCTTGCTCAAAGTCTTGTTTCATTAACCATTCCTCGAACCAAGCAGCAAGTGCTTCTTCTCGATCATAATAATCTTTTCCATTTATACATAAGGGAATCATAATAACTATTTTTGTTGCATTTCACGTTTAAATCTTTCCTCTAAATCAAAAATGGTTTCTCCACTATTACGCCGATAGGGTCTATCGGTATTTAACTGAAGTTCTTTCAGCTTTTTCCAATACCATGGAAGGTACAAATACATATTCTTCAACTCCTTCAAGTTCTTATTTCCACAACACCAGCAACTCACACGATCAAGTAGCTCATATAGCCTTACTCCATCCTCATGCCAAACAAAGCCTTTTGTGTAACAGTACTGGAGTGCATCTGCTTCAGTAATGCCCCAATCACGAAGTGGTAAAACCCGATTTGGTCGTTTTTCCTTTTCAAAGCGATGGGTCTCATCGGCAGCAATACCGACATAATCAATTCCGTCTTTTGTGTGAGCTTTCAATGCACGAAGTTTTTCACTCGTTCCCCACCGGCATGTTCCCCCACACCAACTATATCCTTTTTTATGGATAATATTGGTCCCTCTTTTCTTAACCGGCCTTTCAAACATTGTCCAAAGAAAAGGTTGCTCCGGATGCAGTTCTGTATATTTAATGCCAAGTTTTTTAAGAATTGGAAGAACAGCATCACGAGTGTTATAGATTGCCTGAAATTCCATACCTGTATCATAGAAAACGACTTCATCCAACTGATATCCTTTATCTATTAGCATGAAAAGCATTGCCAAGGAATCCTTTCCAAAGCTGACTGAAGCATAATATTTCATACAAAAAATTTAATAGACAAGTCACTTTTTCTTCTTTGCCCTCTGATTATTAATCTGTGACATACACATACGGCACCAGGAAGTCAACAAATGATATTCCTTACCTTTTCTCACCACTATACGATTGTAGAACCGGTTCAAGTAGAAGTAATTTCCGCAATGGGTACATTTTTTCATTTCACGTCCTGAATCATCTATAATCCGATTACGCGGCTTACGACGAATTAGAGTACAACTTTTACACTTCTCATCAGTTTCGCGGTGCCGCCGGCAATGTGATAAGGATTTTGCTCCACATTTAGCAAACACCTTACAATCTCTACGAGGTATTGATTGACACACATTCATGGCTTCCTCGCATTCAAGAATTTATTTACTACACGAGAAAGTACATCCTCATTCTCCGGCATCAGCCATTCTTTTGCAACGTTCCAAGCAATACTCATAGCAGGATTGAAGTTATCCTTCCTGACTGTGTGATGAGACAAACGTCCTTCAGTGGGCTTCAAACCCTTATCATGTAAGATACACAGTCCATTCTCGAAAAAAGCACAATACTCCTTACCAGCAACGGGCTGAATCATCGGAATAGCAATATTAATAACCCCTAAGAATATACCAGCAGCCCAGTTCGTCAACGCTAACCTGTCGGCATAACCTGCATCAATAATTCGTTCAATATCATCAGGAGTACCTAAACATGGCGTATGACATTGTTGTTTACAAACACTGCATGAGCATTGTACAGGTACACGACCTGAAGCCCTCATTACCCTTTGTAATGAGGTTTCTTTTGATAATTCTCTCATAGTAAATTATTTGAGATACTACAAATTATTAAACATCGCCCCACAGCTTTACTGCAAGGTCATAATTTTTTTTAGCCTCTTTTACTGCTTTATTGGCATAAGCCATAGCGTATGTATGCTCGCGTCGGTACTTACCGGACTTCAATCCTTCGTGATATTCTTTTGCTTGTTCCAACTTATGTTCGTAGAAATCTATACTTTCCGGCATGGACAAGTTTATCGTATTAGCCCTTTTTTCCCAATACTTCGCAACTCTTTCATGTTCGGCAGCCTTATCGCTAAACTCAACGCTTTTCCCCATATTGTTCCACGCATCATCTATCGCTTTTCTGTGTCGCTTCTCGCTATGATGTCCCACTTTGATAGGCTCACCTAGAGAAAGAAAATCCTTATCTTTATTGGACTTGTTGTAATATTCACAGCTTTTCTGTACAGCAGATGTAGCCCATTCATGACGACGTTCAGCTCTTTGTTTGGCCCACTCTTGCACATTAAAGCCATCAGCCCGTACGATTGAGTAGTAATAGAATCCATCACGTTCGTAAATGAGGTTGAAAACAATACATTCATTTTCTTTTCCATACTTGGTGGTAACTTCAATAGTTTCACCTTTTTCGTGCTTCTCATCACACTTTGCCAAAAATACATTTGGCGCAAATTTGTAATACGTGTTCATTTTTTTAATTAAATTGGTTTGACTTATATGAAAAATGATGAAACCACAGCTACTTAGCCGTGGTTTCATCATTAAAAAACTTTGGTTGACTGGGTTGAACCAAATCATCGAATAAACCAGGAACACGAGGTTGTAACGCCTTGTATTCTTCCTGAAAGAATTCTTCTTTGGTTCTCCCATGTTTTTTACCCTTTCGTGTATGTACATCGAAAGTGTAATCTGGAATAGGAATAGGGTAACGTCTGACATCATTTATCCACTTTTCTATATCAATATCCTTTCTATCATAGATGAAGTTTTGCAAATGATCCGCATCACGATTCTTTCTACATTCACAAAGGAGAATAACAGCTTTACTGACAAATATCCTCCCTTTGGGTTCAGTAGCAGTCTTGTTTACCAGCTCATGCCCCTGCCACAATGCTTCTATCTCTTTAGTAATGATTCCATAGCAATCTTCAGCACTAATGGTAAACAGACGCTTCCACACATAGTCGCGGTACCCACTCGCCCAAAGTTCCAATGCAAAAAAGCCGGCTACCCCGGTGTCGGCTCGCCTAATGGCTTTCTGCATTGCAGAACTCACCTCAAAGAAATCATATCCGCAAACTGTTCTTATAATCATAATTCTAATTTAATGGTTTGACTTTTAGTTTATTACATCAGTAAAATTAGCTAAAAAAGGCGAATATGACAAACAGAATGGACGCCATTTAAACGCCTTTTTTACAGACTATTAGAATTTGAATTTGCATGATATATTATATTGAACGAGCTGCTTTGTTTTGTCTTTCCCATTAGTGGTTGCACTCTTTAGCAAAATACTATCACCAAAATTCTTTTTGATAAAGAGGATAGATTTACGTTCCTCTTCCTGATTCCTTATAGAAGCAAGCCCACCAGCGTTTACAAAAGTGTTCTTTTGCTCAAAATTATACCGCAAATCGGTTAAAACCTTACGTTCTTTGTACTTCATGTAACAAGAAATCCAAAAATCTTCCTTCAAACGTATTTCCTCATTCCACCAAGTGTTTTTGTTATAGATTACTCCATAACTGCAACCGGTTATCATTTTCGAAAGAGAAAGAAAAGCGGATTCATCATACATTACCGGCGATATCCGAGCGGTGAAGCCAAACAGATGTACATCCATCATACTGGCCATCTCAAATAATGACTGAATGATATTGGTTATCTTATCTTTATCCTTTATCCGGCTAGGTTCTCCTTTTTCCACATAAATAGGTTTGCAGGCATGGACATCATCATCAAGCATGAAAAGTTCTCCAAAATGCTTTGCCATCCAGTTACGTTTCGGGATGAGGCCCATAACGTCGTCAGGATGAGTAACAATTTCACATTCCGGGTTAAATTGTTGATATAAGTCAGCTTGACTTTCAGCAACGCAAATGATAGGATCGTTCACCAACTTTTTAGCGAACACCCGGTCATGGCGTTTATGACCTGTCTCTTATACACATCTCCGAGCCCAC